CTTGGAGAATTGTTGATGATCTCATTTGTACTGGTGATAAGTGCCCCATTAGAACAGTGCCCTTTATTTACACTGGTGGTTGGGGACCACAGCATAAAGTAGACTACTTAACTGATTGGGATTATCCAGCATAGGTGATAGTTTATAAATATATGAAACCCAGTGTAGATTATAATGGCAGCAGTACCATTGAATCTGACCCTAGAGCAGGGAACAGACTTCCAAGTAAACTTTACTGTAAGGAATAAAGATCAGTCTCCCCTCAATCTCCTTGGTTATACTGCATCGAGTGAGATGCGGAAGCATTATACTGCAACAAAAAAATATGACTTCGATGTCACTTTTGTTGATAGGGCTCAGGGTAGGTTGAGACTTACTATGACTGATGCTGTCACTGGAACTTTAGCAGAAGGTAGATATGTCTATGACGTATTTGTAACTTCTGCAAATGGAACCAAGACAAAGGTTGTCGCTGGTATGGTCTTAGTACAACCAGGAGTTAGCTTCTAATGGCAGATTACATAATCACGTTAGATGATGATCAGGACGCCAGTATTGGTACACCAGATTATAATATTGGTGTAAATTATGAGATCCCGTCAAAGAGTGTACAGTATCAGAATTTAATTCTTGATAGTATTGCATCTCAATTTGATGGGGTAAAAACTACATTTGATCTTACTGTTGATGGTGATCCTTATACTCCAGTAAATGCTCAAGGATTAATCATATCAATCAATGATGTTGTTCTTAGTCCTGGAGTTGACTACAACGTAAGTGGTAGTCAAATTATTTTTACTAATCCACCTGCTACATCTAGCGACTTCTTTGGTGTCGCACTGAGGACAGTTGCTGATCTTACAAGAACAATTAACTTTGTTCTTGATAATGGGTCTAATGATATTACCCCTGGAGTGAAGGGATCTCTTGGTCTTGATGTATCTGGTAGAATTGAATCTTGGACCTTAGTCTCAGAGAACGAAGGTTCTATTGTTATAGATATTAAGAGGGATAAGTATGATACTTACCCAGATAGTTTGACTTCTATTGTAGGATCTGAGTATCCACGGTTGTCAAATCAAAAGAAAAATAGAGACGAGTCACTGTCCACCTGGACTACAGACGTTGTTGCTGGTGATATTTTAGATTTTAGCGTTGTCTCTTGTACGGGCATTCAAAAATGCTCACTGTTCCTTAGACTAATCCTATAATTAAGGAACATTATAAATAAATCATAGGAAACACATGTTCATTAGGAGTCCACTCAGATGGCTTTATTAGTATCCGACAACGGTGAACTTCAGTCGCTCAGATACCTGGTTAATTCTGATAGAAATATCCCCAGAAATCTTATCTTGAAACTGTACACTTCAAATACAGTTCCAACTGAGACTGATGTTCCCTCTCAGACCGCATATTACGAACCCTACGATGCTACAGGTCTTGTAGGTTATGGCACTGCGCCTTCCACAGGTTATCCTTCCGTCATCAATGCACGTCATGATGAGGATTATTCCAGACAGTATGGAATTTTCCTGAACGGAAGTGAGTGGAATGTAAGAACCATTCTTAACCCAATCGCTACCACCACTGGCAGTGGTAACGTCAACGAGTACACGATCACGGTATCCTCTGTTTCCAATATCGCGGTTGGTCATTATGTAAGCGGCGGTAATGTCGGTACTAACGCTGTTGTTGCGGCAATCGATGGTAACACTATCGTTCTTACTGTAAAGAACGCTGCTACCTTCTCTAACCAAGCACTTGAGTTTGGTGTCGGTACAACAACTGCATCTTATCCTGAGCAGACTTTCACCTTCACCTCTGCTGCTAATAACATTTACGGTTATTATCTGATCAGAGCAAACAACCTGCCTATCTCCCTGAACGGTGTTGAGCACGCGGTTAACGTCGGAACTGGTCTGACCATCTCTAAAGCACAAACAAGTGGAACTATCGGTAACGCTTATATCGATCTCTTCCCATTCTCTTCTTCCCCAACTGTTGCTGGTGTAGGATCTGAGTTTACTCTGACCGTATCTTCTAACGTTGGTATTAATACCAGACAAAGAGTTCTTGGAGCAGGTATTGCTGCAGGTGCAAGAGTTGTTGGTATCATGAATACCACCACCATTGTTCTTGATAAGAAGAACGAGGGAACTGTATCTGGTGTTGCTACCTTCTACCAAGAGATTACCGAAGACATCTGCGTTGGCATGGGTGTCACCCACGGTAACATCGGCGGTGAGGTTGCTGCTATCCTCGATAGCACCACTATCACTGGTATCGATGAGAAGACTGGTAGAGTCTACCTGAGCAGCGAACTGCAGAATAACATTCAGAACGCTACTGGTAACGTCGTATACTTCAACTATGCTGAAGTAAGCGTTGGTGCTACTACTCATGGACTGGTCCCTGGCGATGTAATCTACGTTGCTGCTGGTGCTGCTAACACCACCACAACCTCTGGTACTTACACCATTCACACCACTGAGGACGAGAGCACCTTTACCACTGCTCCTGCGATGACAGGTATCGGAAGTGCAACTCTCTATAACAGCATCTTCTTCGCTGAGAGATTCACAAATGGTCCTTACAACATCCAGAACAACGGTGACCAAATCAAAGTTACTCTGAACGTCAGCCTCGACTGATTACTTTACACAATATACTTTGTCATGGAGGGGTTGCCTGGTGCGATCCCTCCTATTTTTTTAGGAGATAAGAATCGCTATGCCCGCTTTTAATGTAGGTGTCAACTCAACTTTTGAGCAGCAACGGCAGGTAATAAATTCGATTGCTGTAGATGTTGATCAATTAAAAACAAATTTTGACAGTGTTACTTCAGATGGTCTTGTAGTTATCTACAGTGAGACATCTGGAGTTGCTACTGTTTCTGGGTATGCTGCTAGTGCAGGCATTGCTACTTATGCTACTAGCGCAGGTGTATCGACTTATGCAACTCTTGCAGGTATATCTACTTACGCTGGTCTTGCTGGTGTAGCAACTTATTCTGCTAGTGCAGGAGTATCAACTAATGCAGACTATGCTACTATTGCTGGATCTGCTGCCTTTGCCACTGTAGCAGCAGCTGCAACTAATGCAGACTATGCAACACAAGCAGGTGAAGCAGCATTTGCTCCATTAACTGGAATCTCTACATATGCAGGAGTAGCAGGAATTGCAACAGTTGCAGAAGGATTAACTGGATCTCCAAATATCATTGTTGGTGTTGCTACTGCTAATTTGTTTGTTGGTGATGGATCAGAACTCCTGGGAGTAGCAGCTTCTACTGCAAGAGATTTGACTGGTTCTCCAGACATTACAGTCACAAATATAACATCTCAACATTTGGTTGCATCTGGAGTAGTTACTGCGACACAATTTGTTGGTGATGGATCTGGTTTAACTAATATTACCGCAGCAGGAACAGGTATTGTTATCCAAGAAGAGGGTAGCAGTGTTGGAACTGCATCAACACTCAATTTTGTTGGTACTGGAGTTACTGCATCTATTTCTAATGGTGTTGCTACAATTCAAAGTAGTACTGATCTTGAGAATGATCCAACACCAAGATTGGGTGCTAATTTAGACGTGTGGAATTATACCATTACTACTGGGATTAGTGATGGTAATGTTAGATTGCAAGGTAATGGTACGGGTGATGTAGAAATTGGCGGAACGGCTACTATAACTTCTGTTAATCCTCTTACCTTAGGTGGTGGTCAAGGTATTATTATCCCTGGAATTTCGCAACTAAGTACAGCTACTGTTTCTGCTGCTGCTACATTCAGTGGTGATGTACATTTCAATACTGCTGCTGCAAATAGTGGAATATTCTTTGATCAAGATGAATCATCAGTAACATTCAAAGATAATCATGCACTTATATTTGGAACAGATGGTATTGATGGCATGATTTATAGTGGTACTTATAATAGTGCCACAGGTGTTCATTTTAGGGGAACTAGTAGTAATAGGGATTTATATCGTTGGGGTAACTTTATTGTTGGTACAACCTCTCAAGCAAATGCCAGACTTGCAGTATTCAAACAGAATTGGACTGATGGACTTGGAACAGATGGTGGCGTAGAACTTTATTATCAAGATGGCAATTCTCCATATAATAGTTCTAAAAGATTTGAAACTACATCAAGTGGTGTTACGGTAACAGGAACCGTCTCTGCAACTTCATTTAGTGGTGATGGATCGGGATTGACAGGTATTGTTGCTGAAGGATCTGGTGTTGTTATTCAGGATGATGGTGTTAATGTTGGAACTGCTCTAACAATCAACTTTGGTGATTATCTCTCAGTATCCTCTGTTACTGCTGGTATTGTTACAGTTACTGGACAGCAAGGTGGTGTTACATCTCCTGGATTATTTGAAGGAACTGATGGTGTTGGTATTGGTACAATATCCAAGGTTGGCATAGGTACAACTGTACCAACAGAATTTCTTACCGTTAAGGGTGGTAATGCTACTATTGATGGATTTGTTTCTGCTGGTTCAACTGTTTATGGTAGTGGCGTAAAACTAACAGGAATCAATACTAGTCTTGTAGGAACTGGTGGAAGTGTTGGTGATATCAAGATGATTCTTGGGTATCCTTTCTACCATGATGGTGTTGCATGGAGAGAGTTCTACCTTAAAGAAGGTGCATTAATAACAGAATCTGCGGATACTGACTGGGACAATGTTATTTTTAGAAATGATTTTAATGAATCAACTGATGATCAAAGTCAATATCAAAGAACTATTGCTGTAAGTTCAAATACAGATTTGGTTGCATCACCAGTAAAATTTGGATCTAAAGCATTAAGGATGCAAGATGGGATAATTAGGTATAACCACGCCAGTCAATATGTTTTTGAAGGTGCATGGACAATAGAATTTTGGGTTTACTTCGATAGTCTTCCTAATGGAGCATCGGGTAATTTAACTGATGCTTTAGTTAGTAAAACATATCAGAGTGATACTAGTGATAATTGGATGCTTGGTGCTAGAGTAGACAGCACTGTGCTGGCCTTCTATTGGAAGGATAATGCCCGTCCAGGATATGATGGTACTAATGGAGTAGACCTTGGAGCTTATAGTGCATCTGCATTTTTACATCAATGGCATCACATTGCATTGGTTAGGGAACCTGAAAATGGATCAATTCATTTTTATCTAGATGGCAATGAATCAGTTTATACTGATGATGACGAAATTATTGATAATGATATTACTGATAATCAAAATGCAGATCTACACTTTGGATATGCATACTTTGGTTCTAGTGATGTAAGAAGATTTGATGGTGTCATAGATGACGTAAGAATATCTACTATTGCAAGATACACATCTAGCTTCACAGCACCGACAGAAGCATATCCACTTACAGGAACTGTTACTGGACCATATGATCCACCTGCTCAAGGTACAGTCACTCAACTCGACGATCTTACTGACGTAACTGGCACACCATCTACAGGACAAGTTCTCAAGTACAATGGTACTAATTGGGCACCTGCATCTGACCTTACTAACTTGACTGGTGCTCCTGGAATTGGACTTACCGACTTGTCAGTAACAACAAATCCAGTTGGAACAAATGCCTTAGCATATGATGATACAACAGGAACTTTTACGTTTACTCCAACATCTCTAGTTGGATATGCTACAGAAACATATGTCAATAATGCTGTAGCGGGTATTGCTACTGTAGGATATGTTGATAATGCAATTGTAGGATTCATTACTTCTGGAGCATCTGGTGCAGGATTAACTGGATTAACTGGTGCTTCCGAGGGAACATATGGTGACAATGGAAATTCTGCAAGAATAACCGTTGATGCAAATGGAAGAATTACCAATATCACTCAGGTTGCAATAACCACAGATGGTGCAGGAGTGAACGTATCTGGTATATCTACATTCAATGATAATGTATCGTTTGGATCAACAATTACAGTTGATGGTTCCGTACAACTCGCTGGTATCAATACATCCCTTGCAACCACTGGAGGAGTTGCTGGTGATATTAAACTGATTGCTGGTGCTCCATTCTTTCATGATGGCACTTCATGGAGAGAATTTGCTTTAACCTCTGGGGCAACAGTTACTAATCCTGAAGATCCTTTTTGGAATAGTGTTATCTTTAGATCTACTTTTGATAATACCTTTGATGATTTAAAGTTTGCACAAAGTCCAAGTGTTACTTCTGGAATATCTACAGTTGCATCACCAGTAAAATTTGGTACAACTTCATTAAGGATGCAAGATGGTCAACTTAGGTATAACCACAGATCTGAATATGTTTTTGAAGGTGAATGGACAATAGAATTTTGGGTTTACTTCGATAGTCTTCCTGGTGGAGCAGCGGGTTCTGCAACTGATGCTTTAGTTAGTAAAACATATAGTAGTGATCTTAGTGTTAATTGGATGCTTGGTGCTAGAGTAGACAGCACTGTTCTGGCCTTCTATTGGAAGAATGGTAAACATCCATCATATTCTGCAACTACAGGAGTAGACCTTGGAGCTTATAGTGCATCTGCATTTGTGCAGCAATGGCATCACATTGCATTAGTTAGGGAACCTGAAAACGGATCAATTCATTTTTATCTAGATGGCAGTGAATCGAGTAATACTAGTAGTGATCAAATTATTGATAATGATATTACTGATAGCTCAAATGCAGATCTACACCTTGGATATGCATACTTTGGTTCTAGTGATGTAAGAAGATTTGATGGTGCCATAGATGACGTGAGAATAGCTACCAAGGCATTATATACATCTAATTTCACACCACCAACAGCAGCGTTACCAACCTCAGGAACTCCTGCTGTTTCCTATGAACCTCCTGGTGATAAGTATGGTGAGATAGTTCTTGGTGGAGTTCCTACGTGGACTGGAACATCTGGAGTAACACCATCTCAAGTAGTAGATGGTACTTATCGTCTGACATTCAGTTCAAGTTATACTAATGCTAATGATTATATTGTATTAGTGCAACCAATGGACCAAGGATTCTCATCATATGTTGGTGTTGCTAGGTCCACAACTCATGTTGATGTTTCAATTACTAGACAGAGTAATAACAGTGCTGTAGATACTGGATCTCTCGCAGTTCAAATTTCTAATAAATAAGAATAAGACTGAGAGAATATGGCAGAATTCCAATACAATGGAATGGGTAGCCTACGCTCTTTGGGTAATCGTTTTACGACCCAGAGAGCGGTTTATTCTTATAGCCAATTTTCTATCCTCAATTATGAGGAACTTGACTACGGTACTATTACAGGACCAATATTAGAAGTAGAAGACTACGGCGAGATTACTGCTTCTATTGAACAATATTATCAGATTCAAGACTTTGGAACTATCACGCTGGATACAACTGGCGTACCGATGGGTAAGATCGGTATCCACTTGTCAGCAGACGATACTACCACAAGGGTAAGTGTTGGTGGTGTCGAGTTCGCACTGTTCGGACGAGCAATAACAGAGGTATTCTTCAACCCAGTTGATAGGGTCTTCGACTTCCAAGGCGTTGCCGTTGACAGGACTACCTCTTCCTGGTTGGGAAGAGGCGTCCTGCCTCCAGTCGAGGCGGAAGCTCTGGATGCGGTTGTTGCCATTCCACCTACATCCATCTTCCACCTTTCTACAAAGGGTTCAGCGAAGACAGAAGTAATATTCAATAAGCAAGATAGAATTCTTGGTTTCGTCGGTGAAGCGCAGGTACGTAGATCTTACCTGTATGACGAAGTAGATTCGATTGACTTTGCATCCGATGACTTCGGATTCCTCAATGAGACTGTACTGAGGACTGAAGACTACGGAGACGTTAATTATATTCAAACTATTACAGGTCATCCATTCACGATCCAACCTGAGGATCTTGAGGATGAATCTTATCAGTCAGTATTCTTTGCTACTTCTATTGAGCAAGGTGGAACTGGCAGTGGTAGTGATGGTGGATTTAACATTGGTCCTCACGTAGCATTCAGAGGATTCAGACCTGACTATCCACCAGGTAATAATAACGACAGATACTTTGAGTTTGAAGCAGATACTAGACTTCTTGATCAGGTATCCTTCCAAGTTATCAGAGGTAATAACGCTAATGGTGGTGAAGTACCAGATAGTGGAGAAGATCTATACTTCCAGTATCTGAATGAATTTGGTGGATGGACCACATTTGGACGCATTTTTTACAATAATACCTTCTATAATTTACTGAGAACATTTACTCTCGGTATTCCAACTCAAGCAAGAAATTGGCAGCAAAGATTTAGACTATATCAGGCTAATCATACTTCTACATCCTTCAGCTTCGATCACTGGGGTATTGGAAGTATTCAATTCTTTGAATCTACAGTTGGCACTGGAATCTCTGGTGAGGATTGGGGTACTATTGATATTGCAACCACTGTCAAGGCAGCGACTGGCAGAATGCCATTCGGTGGTGGTGCAACAGAGAGCTTTGTTAAGGGTAACTACGACGGATCTGTTGGTAATAAGCAACCTAGATTGGTCGGTACTGCTATCGACTACACCATTCCCAAGCATCAAGGATTTGGTTGGATCAACATTGATGGTACGCCTCGCGTCCAAATCAGGATGCACTACAAGGCAGATGGTGGTTGGGACTTCTATCCCAACAGATTCCGTGGTGGATCTCTCTTTGGATTCTCCAGCACCGCTGATGCAACTGCTGTCCTTGCTGAGGGCGCAGGAAAACTCTTCTCTGTCAAGAGCACTACCACCTTCAAGGCAGTTCGCAGTGAAGTTGGTGTTAGTGAAGAGGACATCCTGGTACAGGGTGGAGCATTCTATGAGGTCACCTTTAATCAGGTTGATAGAGTCTTCTCCTTCAACAATGAAGAGATCAACAGAAGAGCATTTGCATACAACCTGTCTTCTGTTGTCAATGTTGAGTCTATTGATTATGGATACATCACTGACACAATCACCGTTGCTGAAGACTATGGTGATGTAAGTTACGATGAGATCTACTATCCTTGGCAGAAGGAAGACTTCGGTACTCTTGCTCCTACCACAACAAGACTTCCCTTCGGACTTGGCAGACTTCACAGTTCTACTGAGACTCCAAGAGTTAGAAACTTTGTTGGCAATCAGGAGCATACTCACCTCAGACTTCTTGGTACTGGTAAGGTATACGTTCTGCCTAAGTTCACTTCTAAGGGTGACCTTGTTAAACTCAGAGGTGACACAACCTTCAGCAGAGCGAGAGATTGGGTTGGTACTGGCAACCTGCCTACCGTATCTGGAACCGCTGAAGCAGTTGCATTCGTACCCGCCAAGGACGATAGAGCACTCTTCAACTTTGAAGGTGAACTCGTTGAGAAGTTTGGTAAGGGTAATTACGACGGAGTTGGAACACTCTTCGGATTTGATAGCACTTCGGTCTCCATCATTATTGGTGTTGATGTCAGTGGTCTCTTCTCTGTACATGGTGAAGTTATTGAGAAGTCAATCTTCAGTGAAGTTGGATCTGGATCTCTTGGTCACTTTGATGGTGGAGCAGAGAGAGTTACCTTCCACTACAATCAGTTCTCTGACTTTGGAGTATGTGATGGTGATGATTATGGATTCGTCAGTGAGTCTGTCTACAACGTCGAGGAATCTCCAGCACTGTCTGGATATCTCAACGATCCTATCAGTTCTCTTGCTAATGAAGTTGTATCTGAGTTCGGAAGAATACCAAACCAGATCGATTATGGTTATGTAAATCAGTACTATCAGTACAACCACGAAGATTACGGCACACTCTTCCCAGATGAGTGTCTCGAACCTCAAGGTCTGCAACTTGACTTTGTTGGTAATGCACCAGAGTCTCGTAGCTTTGGTAATTACAATGGTTCTGGTTCTATTGGTGGTATCAGTGGCGCTGCTGAGGCAATCGGCGTCAGACCAGAGGCCATCAGTCTCTTTGCATTCAGAAGTGGTGCAACAGAATCTACCACTCCTGCAACAGAGATTGGATCTGGTTCTCTCTTCAGTTACGTTACCTTCACAGAGAACGTTGCATTTGTACCTGCGAAGGCAGATCCTCTGTTTGCAATCGATGGTGGTCTTCGCATCAGCGGCGTCAAGGAACAAGAATCCGAACTCAAGTTCACTGCCGCATGGGCAGCAAGTGGTTCTCTCTTCGGCGTTGTTGGATCTGGAGAGGCAACTGGAAACGAGCATACTGGATCTGGATCTATCTTCATCAGAGATTCTGGTGTCAGAATCGAACCAGAATCCTTCACTCCATGGATTCCTGCTGGTCGCGGATCTATCTTCTCGTTTGTCTCCTTCACAGAGGCAGCAGCATTTGTACCTGCGAAGAAGAAGGCACTCTTCGGATTCTCTGGTGCTGCTACAGACGTTCAGTTCAGCTTTGCATACGAGACGATTCAGACTACCCATCTGCTGGTCAGAGGTACTCCAAAGATCTTCGTTCTGCCCAAGCATACTGGTGCTGGATCCTTCTTTGTTCGTTCTTCTGGTGTCAGAATCGAACCAGAATCCTTCACTCCAT